TTCGCATGACGATGAAGTCCGAGCAGCTCACCGTCGGCCAAACCGCTGTGCGCATCCTCGAAACCGAGAACACAAACCGGCACGTCTACTTCCACGACGACAGCAGCCACCCGGTGTACCTTGGCGGTTCGGACGTCACCACCAGCAACGGCCTCGAAGTGCCCAAAAACACGCTGTTCGAGCTGTTCATGCCGGCAAACGAGGAACTGTGGGCCGTGTCCAGCAACGCCGCCCAGTCCGTGAGCATCCTTTACCAGACAGACTGATGCCCGAGGCACCCGCCTACGTTCGCCGCAACGCCGAACGAGGCCTCAGGCTGCTCGAGTTCGCCGGTGACGGCCTCCAGGCGTCGACCGTCCGAGCAGCCCGCAGAATGGCCGAGGGCACCGTCAGCGACCAGAAGGCCCGCCTCATGGGGCCGTGGTTCGCACGACACGAGGGCGACCTGGACTCGCCGAGAGCTCGTGCGTACCTGGCCGGCGACAGCGAACGGCCAACGGCCGGGCAGGTCGCCTGGCTGCTGTGGGGCGGCGATATCAGCGGCGACGTCATGCGCGCAGCCCGCTGGGCACGACGCCAAACCGAAACAGATGACCGAAGCACGCCGACCAGCGTGATAGATTCACCCGAAACCCACGTTGCGCCGCTGGAAGCGCCGCCCGCCAGCTACGGGCACCCGACCAGCACCCGACACCCCATCACCACTACCAAGAAAGGCGCAACCGTGCGTTTGCTTGACCAGCTCGTCGAAGAACGAGCAGAACTCAGCGAGACTGTCGACGGCATGCTGACCCGTGCAGCCGACGAATCCCGTGACCTGACCGAAGCCGAAGACAAGAACCTCGCCGACCTCAAGGAACGAGCCGATGCGCTCGACGTCCGCATCGCCGACTTGCGCGATGTGCAGGTCAAGGCGCTCGAAGCGGCGAAGCTTCGTGCCGAGGTCGCTGCGACCGACGAGCCCGAGTCGCGTGCGGCCGCCGGCATCGTCAACGTCACCAGCGAACCCCTCACCTACTCCGAGCAGCGTTCCCACAGCTTCTTCTCGGACATTTACCACGCGCAGAGTTACGGCGATCCTGAGGCTCAGGCCCGCCTTGCGCGTCACCGTGACGAGATGGCTGTTGAGCACCGTGACGGCACCACCGCCAACTACGCCGGCCTCGTCGTGCCGCAGTACCTGACGCAGCTCGCCGCCGAGCTCGCCCGTGCAGGCCGGCCGTTCGCTGATCAGTGCACCTCGCTGCCCTTGCCGGCCGATGGAATGAGCGTCAACGTGTCGCGCGTTTCAACGGGGTCCTCAGCCGGGGTCCAAGCTGCAGAAAACGACGCTGTTTCCGAGACGGACATCGACGATTCGCTGATCACTGCAAGCATTTCCACCATCGCCGCCGGCCAGCAACTCAGCCGCCAGGCCGTCGAGCGTGGCACCGGCATTGACGCCCTTGTGGCGGCCGACATGCTCGGCGCAATGGCAACCGAGCTTGACAGCCAGCTCATCAACGGCTCCGGCTCGTCTGGTCAGCTGCTCGGGCTCAAGAACGTGTCGGGCGTGAACAGCATTTCGTACACCGACGCATCGCCTACGGCCAGTGAGCTCTACTCAAAATTGGTGGACGGCATCCAGCAGGTCAACAGCAACCGCTACGCCGGTGCCGACCTCATCGTCATGCACCCCCGCCGCCTCGCCTTCCTGCAGGCCGGCGTCGACGGCAGCAACCGCCCGCTAGTCGTTCCGACCCAGAACGTCCCGCAGAACGCAATGGGTGTCGGGCCGGTTTCCGGCTACGGCAACACCGGAGCGAGCGTCGCTGGCGTCCCGGTCGTGACCGATGCGAACATCCAGACAGACGCAGGCGCTGGCAACAATGAGGACCTGATCTTCATCGTCCGGCGTGCCGATATGCTGCTGTTCGAGGACGCTGGTGCGCCCGCCGTTGTGCGGATGGATCAGACGGCATCGTTGAACTTGACGGTGACCATGGTTGCGTACCAGTACGCCACCTTTATCCCCGGCCGTTACCCCGCCTCGATCTCGAAGATCAGCGGCACCGGCCTCGTGGCCCCGACCTTCTAATAGGTCGCATCATCGTCGGTCGGGTCGGTACCAGTCCCGGCCCGGCCGACACCCTGACCCTCGAAAGGTTCACCATGTCTGACGCCCTCTGGGAAAAGCAGGCCCCCAGCCGTGTCCAGAAGCCCGCAGAGGCTCCCGCAAAGGCACCGGCCAAGAAGGCCACCAAGAAGGCCAAGAAGGCCTGACAATGGCGTACACGTCCCTCACCGTGCTCAAGGACTATCTCGGCATTCCCTCGAGCACGAGCTCGGAGGACACGCCGCTCACGGCAGCGATCAACGCTGCACAGGACCTGGTCGACGGCTACACCAACACGACGTTTGAAACGGTCACCGAGGCGCGTGTTTACCGTGCCGACGATCCGCAGGTGTTGCTCGTCGACCAGTTCCACACTCTCACCGGCCTCGTCGTCAAAACCGACACGTCGAATGACGGCACCTACGACACGACGCTAACGATTACGACCGACTACGTCGTGCAGCCGTTCAACGAACCGCCGTTTACGTCCCTGCTCAACGTGTCCAGCGACTGGCCTCGCTACCAGTCCGGCCGGCCAGCCGTCGAGGTGACAGCCGCATACGGCGACCAGAACGCCGCAGCCGTGCCCTACGCCGTGCAGCAGGCCGCCCTGATCCTCGCTGCACGCCTGTACCAGCGCAAAGCGTCGCCGCTCGGCATCATGACCGGCTTCGCCGACTACGGCATCGCCCGCATCAGCCGACAAGATCCCGATGTCGCCGCCCTGCTGCAGCAATACAAGCGCCTCGCAACCGCCTGATGGCCGACTACACCGCCATTCGTGACGGCCTCGCCACACGCCTCGACACGGTGTCGACGTTCCTGACCGTGCATGCCACCGTTCCGAACCGCATTGTTGCGCCGGCGGCCGTTGTTGTTCCTGGCCGGCCTGTCGCCACCTATCACGACAGCATGGTCGGCAGCGGCGGTAGCCTCACCGTGTTCAACTTCGAAATTGTGTGCGCCGTGCAGTCGATGACCGAGGAGTTTGCCCAGGACGCCCTCGACGACCTCATTAGCGGCACTAGCAGCGTGCCGGCAGCGATCGAGGCCGATCCGACCCTCGGCGGCGCAGCCACGACATGCCAGGTTCGCCAGGCCGTCGACTACGGCGTGGTAACCTTTGCAGACACCGAGTTCATCGGTGCCCGTTTTCTCGTGGAGGTCTACGCACGATGACCAGCTACACCGTCACGTCACACAAGCTCGCCGGCCATGAGCACGGCGACACCGTGACCGACGACGACCTCGAGGGCGCAAACGTGCCCGCATTGATCGCAGCAGGCCACCTGGCCGAAGCGAAACCGAAAAACAGCCGAAAGGCCAACCCAGAAAGTGAGGCCGACTGATGGCCGTTTTTCTCCAGAATGACGTCCAGGTCACTGTCAACTCGGTCGACCTGACCGACCACGTTGCCAGCATTACCTGGACCGAAACCGCTGACGAACTCGAAACCACGGCGATGGGTGACGCAAACCGCACCCGCATCGGTGGACTCAAGGACGGCAGCGTCAGCATCGAGTTCCACCAGGACTTCGCCGCAACCGAAACGTACATCACGCTGTATGCGCTGCTCGGCACCACCACTACGGTGACCATGACGCCCACCAGCGCATCGGTGTCCGCAACGAACCCGAAGCACTCGGCCTCGGCGCTCGTCACCGAGCTGCCCATCATCGACGGCGGCGTCGCAGACCTCGCCACCATCTCGGTGACCTGGCCGCTGTCCGGCGCTGTGACGGTGACCACGAGCTGACATGCTGGACCTCGCCATCTCAAGCCGACTGGAAAACGAGAGCGAGCCAGTCGTCACCAAGCCCAACATGGGCACCCTGCTCAAGCTCGAGCGTGCATTCAAACTCGAATCAGCGCCCGAAGCCTTGCGCACCCCGAAACTCGAGCACCTGGCGTGGCTGGCGTGGGAATCACGCCGCCACGCCGGCCTCGTCGTGCCACCCTGGGAGAAGTTTTTCGATTCGGTCGTTGACCTGGACGTCGATAACGAGAACGACACCCCTTTAGCCGAAGAGGCGTAGCGTACGAGCTCGCTGCGCTGGCTATCGCCACCCGGCAACCAATCAGCGAGCTGCAGAACGCTGACCCTCGACTCATTCGGGCATTAAAGGCCATTCTGAAAGAACAGGCCCAAGAACGAAAGAAAGCAGCGAAACGACGATGAAACCAGCGATTCGGATCGAGGGTGGTCGTGAGCTGCGGCGTGCGTTTCGTGAAATCGACGACGACATGAGCGACCTGAAAGACCTGCACAAGCAGCTCGCTGATGACGTCGCCGGCACCGCTAAAACCAAAGTCCCGGTCAGGTCTGGCAATCTCAAGCGCTCAGTTCGTGGCAGCGGCACAAAAACTGCTGCTCGAGTCCGAGCCGGCAACAACCGCAAAAGCGGCCCGACGTCGGTGCCATACGCTGCGCCGATTCACTTTGGCTGGGGCCGCCGAGGCATCCGGCCGCAGCCGTTCCTGTACGAAGCCCTCGACGACCGCCGCCAGGAAGTCGTCAACCGTTACAACGCTGAGGTCCGGTCGATCATCCGGCGAGCGTTCTAAACTGCCGACATGGCTGCTAACAGCTCCGTCATCAACGTCGCGATCCTCGGCGACAGTAAGAAGTTTCGAGGCGCAATCGACAAGGCTGACAGCCGGCTCAAGAAGTTCTCGAAGGCTGCAGCGCTCGGCTTTGCTGGTGTCGCTGCTGCTGGCGCAAAAATGGCGTTCGACATCGGCCGCAGCGTCGAAACGATGGAGAACAACATCATCGCTGGCACCGGTGCGTCAGGCGCTGCGCTCGACGGCTTGATTGACTCGGCCCGCCAGGTCGCTACCCAGGTTCCGCAGTCGTTTGACGAGGTTTCACGAGCTCTTGCCGACGTCAGCACCAACTTTGGCCTGACGGGCGCAGCCCTCGAGCAGCAAACCGAGCTGTTCCTCGACTTTGCGCGTGTCGCCGGCGTCGACGTCGCCGAAGCAATCACGATCGCCGACTCGGCGCTCACCGTGTTCGGAGAAAACGACGCCGACGAAGCCCTCGGTGACCTGCTGCGAGTCGCTCAGGCAACCGGCCGGCCGATGGACCAGCTGCTCGCCAGCATCGAACGATTCGGGCCTGTGTTCGCCAACATGGGGTTCAGCCTCGAAGAAACGACCGCCCTTATGGGCGGCCTGGAGCAAGCCGGCATCGACGTCACCCGCATCTCGCCAGGCCTCAACAGGTTCAGCCGAACAGTCGCCGAGGTCGGCGGCGATCCCCGCCAGGCCCTTGAACAGACCGTGGCAGCGATCCAGCAAGCCACAACCGACGTCGACGCCCTCAACATCGCCACCGAAGCGTTCGGTGCCGAGGGTGCGCAGCGGCTATCGGCTGCAATCCGTGCAGGCGTGTTTGACCTCGAGCAGTTCAACGGGCTACTCGGCGACGGCACCGGCCTCGTCGAGCAACAAAGCGACGAAATGCTCACCCTCGGCGACCGTTTCGACATGCTCAAAAACCGGCTGACCGTCAAACTGATGCCAACGATCGAACGCCTTATCGAGTTCCTCGAGGACCTGTTTGACGCCATCAGCGAGGACGGTCTAGCCGGCGCTGTCGACTTCATCCGAGAACGCTTCGACGGCTTCTTTGACGCTTTGCACGAAAACAGGAACATCGTCGCCCTCATGGCCGCAATCATCGTCGCCCTCGGCCTGGCGTTCCTGGCGATGACCGCACCGGTAACACTCACTGTCGCTGCTATTGCTGCGCTAACCGCCGGAGCGATCTACGCCTACAACGAGTTTGAGACATTCCGCAACATCATCGACACCGTGATGGACGGCATCCGCATGCTGCCGCAAGTGTTCACCGCCGTCAAAGACGCCCTCGTGCCAATCATCGCTGGCATGTTCCTGCCATTTGGCTTTGCCTTTTCGCACGCCATGAACGCAATCCGCACCCTCTGGAACGGCACCATCGGCGGCTTCGGTTTCACCGTGCCCGGCTGGCTGCCTGAAATCGGCGGCAAAGAGTTCCGCATCCCAGAAATGCCAGCGATCGACGTCCCGTTCATGGCTGACGGCGGCATCGTGACCGGCCCGACGCTCGCAATGATCGGCGAAGCCGGCGACGAGGCCGTCATCCCGCTCAACCGTGCAGGCAGCTTCGGTGGCGACACGTTCAACATTTCGGTGACGCTCCCTGCCGGGAGTGACGGCGATGACGTCGTGAGGGCGCTTCAAAGCTACCAGCGCCGCCGTGGCACGTTGCCCGTGCAGACCGGCACACGACGGTTCTGACATGGCCGTCACGACCACCTGGCGTATCGAGGTCGGCTACTACGACAACGGCAGCACGTTTAGCACGACCGACTTCACAAGCCGCACCCTCGGCCTGACTGTCGACCATTTTACCGACCTCGGCGTCATCGGCACCGGCCAGGCCGTCATCACGCTCGACAACAACGACGGCGCACTCACACCCGGCGCTGGCGGCACTTACAGCAGCACAAGCTGGTTTGAGCGTGCCCTGCTCATTTACTGCGACGTGGCCGGCGGCGGCTCAGGCGCAGCGGCGAAAGTGTTCGCCGGCATCATCGACGACTTTGAGGTTCAAGACGACGGCATCACTTCGACCGTCACCATCGCTGCTGTCGACGTGCTACAGACAGCCAGCCGGCAACAGGTCGAAACGCTTGCCGACTTTACTCAAACGTCGCCGTTTTACGCGCTACGCACGATCGTCGACCCGTCCGAGGTCTACAACAACACCGTAATGCCGAACTTCGGCGAAACAGCCAACCCCGACGGCAACGTCAGCGTGTTCCTCGCCAGCCCAGGTGTCACCCGCCAGGTCCACGTCGTCGGCACAGACATCAGCGCAAGCCCGGTCGGCGACTACATCGCAAATCACGTCGTGACGTGCGGCCTCACTGCTGTATGGCCCGGCGGATTCGACGACAACACCGGACACCAACAGATCTTTGTCGTAGAAAACGCACAACGCACCGACCCCCGCACATACGAATTCGCAGAAAACCCGACCGGCTCCGAAATGCCCTACCGCAACCTCGAACGAGGGTACGAGCTGGACCAGCTCACGACGGCGGCCCGTATCGAACGGCTTGACACCGGCTACGTCAACGCCCTTGAGGCCGCTCAGCAACCGAAGTACGGGTCACGGCTCAGGCAGTACGTCACAGCGTCAAACAGCGACAGCGACACAAACGACGACGTGTTTAACTGGCTGCTGCGATTCGCAGAACCCCGCTACACGTCGACCAGGCTGCAAGTCACAGCAGCGATGATCGAGGAACGCCTACCCGACGCGCACTTTCTCAAGTGGGTCGACCTGTTGACGGCACAGTACGGCGTCTGGGCAGGCGCAAGCGTTGAGTTCACACCTGCCGGCCGGCCGTCAGCCATCACGGACCGCACTGTGGTGATCGGTCGCACGATCAAAGCGTCGCCGGCTGACACGACCGTCACGCTGACGCTGCGGCCCTCGATCGACTACGGCACGTTCACCCTCGATAGCGCTGCGCTCGGTATTCTGGGCGTCAACCGGCTCGGATAGGAACAACACCTGATGTCATACCCGTTTACTGGCGGCGAAATCCTAAACGCCGCAGACCTGAACACGTTCCCCGGCCTGGTCTTTATCAAGTCGCAGACAATCGGCAGCTCTGTCTCGTCTGTAACGCTGAGCAGCGTCTTTTCGTCGTCTTTTGAGAATTACAAAGTCGTCACGGCGGGGATCAGCGGCTCAACGACGGCGACCCTACAACTTGCGTTTGGCGGCTCGACGAATCACTACGGCACGCTCAACTGGTCGTTTTACACAGGCTCGCCAGCAACGGGGCAAATCTCTGTAAATAACGGCTCGGCGATCGATGTCAACTACGTCGTCAGCGCACCAGCAAACAACGGTGCCGAGTTCCACGTCAACCGGCCAAACGTAAGCTCATACACCGAGGTCAGCGGTACCGGCTTTGGCGCAGGCTACGCACATACGAACGGCGGCACAGACTTCACCGTGCGCTCTCACACTGACCTGACCCTCAGCATCTCAGCCGGCACGATGACCGGCGGCACGGTGCGCGTTTACGGATACAACAATGGCTGATTGGACAAGAACAGAGCTCGAAACGGCATTCCCTGACGGTTCTGTCAGCGTGCAAGTCGACGACGACGTGCGCGTTATGACCACCGACGAGTGG